GAATGAGCCAGTGGTTACAAATACTCAACCAAACATTTATGGAATTGTTCCAGCAACAATGTTTTATGATTTACGTATACCTCGCAATGGAATTTGGTACCAAACAGAGTATGACCTTATCAACTTTAATGAGGCTTACAATCTCCACTTAACAGATTCAGATTATTCGATGAAATGGTCAAAACTTCCATCATTAGTTTTAATTGATTGTGAAGTTAGTTCAAATAGTGGTCAAATGACACAAGAAGTTTTGAATTATGGTGATACATTACCACGAACAATACCAGCAGAACCATCAGTTAGTGGTGGTCCAGGTTCTATTATCCAATTAATAAGTAACGGTCAAAGTGCACGTCCATCTGTTGATTATAAAGCTCCATCACCAGACATTAAAGGTATGGATGATGTATACACAGGTTGGGGACAAGCAATAGCAAAAGATTGGTCTGTTAGATTAAAGGCTGATGGAGAAGGTACAGCATCAAGTGGATTCCAAGTTATTGTAGAAGAAATTTCCAATCTTGAATTAAGAAAACAAAGACAAAAAATGTATCAAGGTGGATTTAAACGTGCATGGAAAGTTATCCGTCAAGTATTAAATGTTTCATCCCCTGTTACGTTTAATGAAAACACAGTAATGTTTGTAGAATTTAGTGACCCACAACTCCCTGTTGACCAAGGTTCCCAGGAAGATGTTTGGGATAAACGCATTAATGGTGGTAGAGCTACAATTTTGGACTATTTCAGAACCGAACTAGGTTTAACAGATGAAGAAGCAATAGACAAATTTAAAGAGATTCTTATGTTTGAAACAATGAAACGTGAGTTACAAACAGTTGTAAATACACAACCTGTTACGATTGATGATTCAGAAAATCCTATTGAAGACTCAACAGAAGACCCCTCTGATGACGCAGAATTAAAACAAGTATCACAAGATTAATAACAATTTAACACATCGTCGTATAAATAACGACATAACTCATTAAGGTTGGAGAGCCAAACATGACAATAGAAACAGAAGTAACCAATAATAGTTCCACGGAGGTGGGTACTAAAACAGAAGCAAAAGCAACTGAAACTGAATTAACAGAGTTACAAACACAGTTAGAAGCAACTAAGGCTGAACTTTCGAAGAATCAGGAACTTTTATCCAAAGTTAGACGCTTCGAAAAGGAAAATAAAGAAGCCGCTGAAAAAGCAAAGTTGGAACAAGGTAAGTTTAAAGAGATGTACGAGGAAACTCAATCAAAACTTGCTACAGTTGAAGCAAAGTTAAAAGATAATGCTTTAAATGGAATTTTGACCCAACAACTTACAGAGGCAGGTGCCAAAAGTATTTCTACAGTAATGAAATTGGTTGATAAAAGTAAAGTTGTTTTCAATGACCAGATGGAAGTTGATCCTTCTTCAGTAAAAATTATTGTTGATGAACTTAAAAAGTCAGACCCTATTTTATTTGGAGAGCCAGATAAAGTAGAAGAAACTAAAGTTCAAGAAAAAATTGATGTAAAGCGTGCCACAGACAGTTCCGTCCTTGGTGGATACGAAAAAGAAATCAAACTTGCCAAAACACATAATGACATTTTGACAGTTATGAAAAAGTATGGGAAGATTTCCTAAATACAAAACAAAAAATTAAAGGAGTTTTAAAATGGCTGATTTTACCACAGTAATGTCCGATGTAGTCTCACTTGATAATAGCTTGGTTCTTGCTTTTGACCAATCATTTATTATCGCTGCTGGACAAGATAACGTAATGGACCAATTTGTCCAATACAAAAAGGAGATTGGCGGAAAGTCTATCTCTCTCACTAAGTATGCCCGTCTTTCTTTGGCTACTACACCTTTGACAGAAAAATCTGACCTTGTTTCTGAAGCAATGACCGATTCTGAAATTCTGTTTACACCTGTTGAGTATGGTAACGTTGTTACTACCACAGCTTTAGCTTCTTTACAGTCTGGTGGAAAGGTTAACCTTGCTGCTGCAGAAAACATTGGAAAGAACGTTGGTACGACTCTTGACAAATTAGCAATTCTTGCTCTTGATGCTAGTACAAACGTCCGTATTGTTGGTAACACTGCTGAAGGTTCAGTTACTGCCGGTCAGGTTATTTCTGGAACAGAATTGAACATTATGTATAACAAGTTAGCACGTATGAACATTCCAACGTTTAACGGTTCGTATGTGTTAGTTGCTCATGATGACGTTATCGCTGATTTACGTGCAGATACTTCTCTTGGTTCATGGGTTGATGTTGCAAAATACTCTACACCTGAAACTGTTTTGAAAAATGAAGTTGGTATGTATAAAGGCTTCCGTGTTGTTCGTGATAATAACGCTACTTTCGTTGACCAAACTGGTGCAGGTACTGTTGACATTTACAACTCCTACTGTTTCGGTAATAACGCTTTAGGTCGTGTTGATAGCTTACCTCCAGGTATGGTCATTACACAAACTGATAAGTTAAACCGTTTCTTGAACGTAGGTTGGAAGGCAACTCTTAAGTTCGGTATTGTAGATCAGGATGCCATTTGGACCCTTAGGACAAGTAGCTCTTTAGGCGCAAATTCAGTGTAATAACAATGAGTTAGTCCTCGCGTAGGGGACAACGCTAAACAAAGATTGGGACTTCGGTCCCTTTCTTTTTGTCTACTATAAATACAGTTTTAAAAGGAGAACTATTATGCCTATTATTTCATACAAATGCAACAAATGTGGAACATCTTTTGATAACTTACAATCAAACTCTGACATTGTATTAATTACCTGTCCAAATGATGGTGAACCAATGCAAAAACAATTTACTGTCCCTGCATTCTGCTTTAAGAATGGTGTTGGAACTGATGGAGGTTCGATGATGTCGATTCCAGGGGTGATTCGCACCCCTATTTGATTATTATACAACAATGATAAATACAACTATCTTATGGGAAAATAAATTATGAGCATTTTAATTGTAGAAACAGGTCAGCGTCCAACGGGAGCAAATTCTTATGTCACATTGGCTGAGAGTTTTGACACATACATTCCACTTTACGCAAATGACCCTTCCCAGTTCTCAACATACGATAGTGTACTGGCTGAACAATCTCTTGTTAAAGCTGCAAAGGCTCTTGATGACCTTTATGGGCAATTATACCTTGGATTTGTCTTTCCAAATGTAACCCAATCTCTTTTATTCCCTCGTTCAGTATTTTATGATAATAATGGTAGATTGGTTAAACAACTCTCGATTCCAAATGAGTTAAAGAATGCACAAACTGAATTAGCAATGTTAATTTACAATGGACTTGACCCTTATGTTACAAAGAATAAGGATAGTAAGATTAAAAGTAAGACAGTTTCTGTTGATAGAGCCATCTCATCATCTATTACATACACCACACCTGTTGAGGATGAAATCTTTACTGGAATGTTAAGAGTAGAGAGGGTATTATCCCCAATTTTGCAAATCAAAAAACAAATAAACAGAATTCATCTATAAGAAGAGATAATAATGGGCATCTATAATGACCTCCAAAAAGAAGCACTTGAATTGCTTACAGAGTATGGTGATACATTCACTATAACTTTGGATACAGGTGGTAAGTTAAAGGTAAAAGGTGTATTCCTCTCAAGGAAACAAAAAGATGTTGACACCAACTTTGTTTCACCATTACTTACAACACAAAGAGAGTGTGTGGTTCAAGGTAATACAGCCAAACAAATTACTGTAGGGAGTACATTAACTTACAATAAGGTCATGTATACTATTATTGAAGTGGAGCAAATAAGCCCTACCAATGTAACAATCGTGTACAAACTTTTATTGGAATGGTAAGATGACAACAATGACAGCAGAAGAAGTCGTTAAAGAAATTGACCATTGGGAACAAAAGTTTGTTGAATTATTTGTTGAGAGTGTTAAACAAAAAACTCCAGTTTTATCTGGAACATTGCGAGATGGTTGGGAAGGTTCAGTAGAAAGTGGCTCTTATTCATTTTCAAACCCTGTTGACTATGCTGCTTATGTTGAGTATGGAACAGAATACCAAGCTCCTGTTGGAATGTTATCAACAACTCTCCAAGAAACAGAACTTCTTATGGAACAAGCAAAACGAGGAACAGCATTATGAGTTCACAATACGAAACAATCCAAACTATTCTTGATACACAGTTACTTACTGTTATCAAAGCAGAAGATTTACAAACAGAAAACACAATACGAACATCCAAAACAACTAATTTTGTAAGGTCAACATTACTTCCAGCACAAACACAAATTCTTACATTAGGGGTTGGTGGTATAGATAGATTGAATGGATTATTTCAGATTGATGTATTCACAAAAATAGGAACAGGATTTACAGAAGGTAACAATACAGCAGACGCTATTATGAATGCTTTTGTCAAAGGTGCTAATCACACATCAAATAATGTTATTGTTACAATTGATAATAAATGGCGTATTTCATCAAGAACATTGCAGAATTTTTATGTTGTTCCTGTATTCATTCAGTGGTCTTGTTATCTAAAATAACGATGATGCGATAAATACAACATCATCATAAACACAAATTAAAGGAGTTTTATTATGTCAATTGCAACAGGCGCTCGTTCCCAAATTACCTACATACCTGAGGTCACATGGGGAGTAACACCAGGAACCCCACAAATGGTGGCTCTTCCTTATACATCTTTCGGTGTAAACCTTACTAAAACAGTTTACGAAGATGCTAGCATTCAGGCTGACCGTATGCTTCGTTATTCAGTTCATGGTAATAAAGCAGTGACTGGTCCTCTTGCTGTTAATTATGCAGCAACAGACTTTGACCCACTTTTAGAAAGTCTTTTTAATTCAACATGGACTGCTAACGTATTAAAGACAGGGTCAACAGTTAAATCATTTTCATTTGAGCAAGGTTCACTTGACATTAACCAATACAGCGTGTACACAGGTGTCCAGGTTAATTCATTAACTCTTGATGTACCAGTTAATGGACTTTGTAAAGCCACTTTTAATTTGGTTGGTAAAGGAATGACAATTTCAGGAACAACTCTTGATGCTACCATAACACCCGCAACAGCCTCCCAACCATTTTTCCATGCTGGTGGAACATTTAAAGAAGGTGGAACCACAGTTGCAATTATTACTGCTATCAACCTTACAATTGATAATGGAACCACAACCAACTATGCTCTTGGGTCATCTGATGCCCATGGACTTACACTTGGTATGAGTAAAGTTTCAGGAACAGTTACTGCCTACTTTGAAGATTCTACTATTGTTTCAAAGTTCATTGCAGG